ATATTTTCTTATAGCTAATAGTGCTCTATCAGCTATAAGGGAATTTGATATATGCACACAAGGCATAACCTTAGCTATTTCTTTTCTTAATTCTGTGTCAAATTCATTACTTAATGGCACTTATAGCCTCTTTCATTTGATTATATAATTTAAATCCAATAACTTTTTTGTATTCACAAGAAAGGCAATATAAAAATATTTGATCCTCGTTATCCTGATTTGGCATAAGAAGGCCTTGATCTAATGGACATTCCATTTTTTGAACAAGGCCCTCTTCTGCTAAAGATAAATATTTGGATACAACTTGTATCTTCAATTTATCTCCTTACTACTTCGGAAATTGAGTTATCAATCTCTTCGCTTTATTTATAGAATTAGGCCACGATGACCAATCCTGACCGCCTTTAGTCATATAGTACGTTATCTCTGCATTTATGACTGGATCAAATAAAAGTACATTTGATCTCAATTCGAATTTCTCTTTACGATCTGTGCCAAGAGTTCCTAGCATGTTGATCTGAAAAATTCCGTAGGAACTGTCTCCAGTACTCCTGTTGCCATTATATGCCATAGGGCGTCCATTAGACTCCGCTTTAGCAATGGCCCACGCCATTTTAAGGGCGTTTCCTTCAAATCCTACATTCTTAAGTAGCTTAGCTAGCTCTTCGTCTGTAAGCATCTCTGAAGGCTTGTATACAGTATTGCTGAATTTTTCCAGCGTTTCTCTTTTCAGTTGTGCTTCATTTCTTGTCTCTGGTTTTACAACCAAAGCTTCAGCTGGTGTAGAATTTATAACTGGCGTACCAGAATATAAAAACAATAAACCAACTGCTATTGCAACATAATGATGTAAAACATCACTAAGTTTTTCTTTATTCTCCATTGGCATTTCCTCCATTAGAGATAACGGACTATAATAATAACATTGTTTTATAAGGCGTGTCAAGTTGGTCGACTAAAATATTATAGTTAACTAATAAAAGTATTTATATATAATATAAAAATTTTTAAAAGTCTTCACATCTAAAATTATTTTTGGTAGAATTAACTTCTTAATCAAATTTATTAGCCAAAAGGCGGAAAAGGTGTATATATGTCAAAAGTTATTGAAAATCCATACGAAAATTTTATTGCATTATCTAGATATGCAAGATGGATACCAGAGGAAAACCGCCGTGAAAAATGGGGAGAGACTGTAGATCGTTATTTTAATTTTATGCTTGAACATTTGTTAAATAACTATAAGTATACTCCAGAAAAAGAACTTGTAGAAGAGTTAAAGAACGCTGTATACAATAGAAATGTAATGCCTTCAATGAGAGCAGTAATGACTGCTGGTGCAGCTCTTGATAGAGATCATGTTGCAGGATATAACTGTTCTTTTGTTCCAGTTGACTCACCTAGATCTTTTGATGAAACAATGTACATTCTTATGTGTGGAACTGGCGTTGGATTTTCTGTAGAATACAAGTATGTTAATAAACTTCCAGCCGTTCCAGAATCATTTGAAAAATCTACAACTGTAATTGTAGTTGAAGATTCAAAGACTGGTTGGGCTAAGGCATATCGTGAGCTTCTTGCAATGCTTTGGGCGGGACAAGTTCCAGCAATTGATGTTTCAAAGCTTCGACCAGCAGGAGCACGTCTTAAAACCATGGGGGGACGTTCATCTGGACCACAACCTCTTATTAATCTTTTTGATTTTACTATTGCAAAATTTAAATCAGCATCAGGACGTCAACTCAAGCCAATAGAGTGCCACGATATTATGTGTAAAATTGGAGAGGTGGTTGTTGTTGGAGGCGTTCGTAGATCAGCAATGATATCTTTATCCAATATAAATGATATTGAAATGGCTCAGGCAAAATCTGGTAACTGGTGGGAAAATAACTCACAAAGATCTTTATCAAACAATTCAGTAGCATACTCTCGCAAACCAGAAATGGAACAGTTTATTGCTGAATGGAAAAATTTATATGATTCTAAATCTGGAGAAAGAGGTATTTACAATGTCAAGGCTGCACAATCACAAGCATCTAAATATGGTAGAAGAGATCCTGAAATTCATTATGGTACCAATCCTTGCTCTGAAATTATTCTTCGCCCATACCAATTTTGTAATCTTTCAGAAGTTGTTATTAGAGAAAAAGATACTAGAGAAGATATATCTAAAAAAGTAAGACTTGCTACCGTACTAGGAACTTGGCAATCTACTCTTACTGATTTTAAATACCTTAGAAAAATATGGAAAGACAATACAGAAGAGGAACGTTTATTAGGAGTCTCTCTAACTGGTCAGTTCGGACATACTTTTATGTCAGGTAAAAAGGGTTTAGATCAATTAGAGGTATACCTTGCAGAATTAAGAAATGCAGCAAGAGAAACAAACAAGGAAGAAGCAGAAAAAATTGGTATTAGCGAATCTGCTGCTATAACTTGTGTTAAACCATCAGGAACAGTTTCTCAATTAGTTGGTGTTTCATCTGGCATGCACCCTTGGCATTCCACATATTATATTAGAACAGTCCGTGGAGACAAGAAAGATCCACTTTCAACATTTTTAAAAGAAGTTGGAATTCCTTGCGAAGATGATTTTATGAAGCCAGATCAAACTTATGTTTTTTCATTCCCAGTAAAGGCACCAGAAGGTGCAATTGTTAGAGATGATTTGACTGCTATTGATCATTTAAACACTTGGCTAGTATATCAACGTGCATGGTGTGAGCATAAACCATCAATTACAGTATCAGTAAAAGAAGATGAATGGATGGATGTAGGTGCTTGGGTTTGGAAACATTTTGATGAAGTTTCTGGAATTTCATTTTTACCTCATTCAGATCATTCATATAAGCAAGCTCCATATCAAGAAGTTACAGAAACAGAATATTTAGAGCTTCTTGCTAAAATGCCATCATCAATCCGCTGGGAAGATTTATCTTTTTATGAGACAGAAGACGGAACAAGCGGAACTCAAACACTTGCCTGCACATCAGATGGTAATTGTGAGATTGTAGATATTTCTGCTTAGTAGTATAATGTAATTAGGGGAAACCCTAAATTCCTGGGCACAAGGCCCAGAATAAGGAGGTCTTTATGAAAGAAGATCTTAATAATGATGGAAAGGTAACAATGCAAGAAAAAATTCTAGCAGCGTTAGCAAGCTATGGTCGTCACTTTTTAGGTGCCGCTATTGCTCTATATATGACTGGCAATACAGACCCAGGAGATTTAATTAAGGGTGGAATTGCAGCATGTTTGCCTGTTATTTTAAAGGCACTTAATCCAAACGAGCCAAGTTTTGGATTTACCAAGAAGGCATAATTCAATAGCAAGTTAGGACAACTCTTATGCTAAAATAAAGCATAGGAGTTTTCCTATTTTAGGGGTATTTAATGGCTGCACAAAAGAATTTTGAAGTTGATCAAAACTCAACTTTTACATTTGAGGTTCAATATCTAGACGAGGATGAGAGCCCAATACAACTTCATTTTCATACCGCCAAAATGCAGGTAAGAGATACACAAGGTGGGAAAAAAATAGCTTTTACATTAACAGAACAAGACGGAATTACAATAAGTCCAACTGAAGGCAAATTATCAATATCTATTGCAGCAGATAGAACAAATAAAATGTTTTATCCAAAATCTGCATATGATTTGGTATTAATAGATCCAAGTGTAAATAAGACAAGACTTTTAGAAGGGTATATGACTCTTAATAGGGCCGTGACAATTTAATGGGAACAAGATTAATTGTAACTGAAAATAATCCACTGGTTGTAGTCAGAGCTTCTGGCGCACCAGGAAGAACTATTATTAGCGGTGAAGGCGACCCATCAAATAATTTAGGAGTCCCTGGAGATTTTTATTTTGATAAGCTAACAACTAGATTTTGGGGGCCTAAAGATTCAAATACCAATACATGGAATATAAATAATAGTTTTATATTAGATAAGCAAATAGCCCTAACTCATTCTTGGGAGCTTGCTCAAGTTACTGGACCAGCCGATGGAGTATATTCAGTAGAAATAGTCCATAATTTAGGCTTTCATCCAAACGTAACAGTTAAGTCCAGTAGCGGCGACATATTAGAAACGGGAATAGTCTATAATAGTCTTAATATAATTACACTGACGATGGCACAGCCGTTTTCAGGGACAGCGCATCTGTCTTAAAGGGAGTGAATAATGGCAAGAAAATTTTTGGTTAGCATTGACCTAAATAAAAACGAATTACTCAATGCCAGAATCCAGAATCTTGGAGTTGCACCAAGCAGCCCAGTAACTGGTCAAATTTATTACGATTCAAACGATAACTTACTCTATTTTTGGAATGGTACAGAGTGGTTAACAGCATCAGGTGACTTTGGTGTTGGAAATTATACAACAAGATTAAAATTTGGTGAAGCAGTAAGTCATGGAACTTCGCCTTATGTTGCACGTGCAGATCATAAGCACGATGTAGCAGACATTCTAGGAACAACAAATCAAATAACAGTAGCTAAAGCTGGCAATGGAGACGTAACCCTTTCGATTCCAACAACTTTAGATGTTACAGATGTAAATGCAGCCACATTAGATACATCTGCCCACGTAACTGTTGGCGGCAATTTAGAAGTTTCTGGAATTGCAACAATACAAGGATCTACTACAGTAAACGACTCCCTAAATGTTACTGGTGCAGTAGATCTTGATAATACATTAAACGTAGACGGTGCGGTAACATTAGGAACATCTTTAACTGTTACAGGTTCATCTACATTTAATGATCCAGTAGACATAAATTCATCTTTAACTGTAGATGGAGTAACCGTAGTAAATGGTGAAGCCACATTTAACGAAGATGTAATTATTGCAAATGGTAGTTTCTTAACAGTTGCAGGCGGAGTAGATATAAATTCTACATTAGACGTAGCATCTACAGCAACATTTGATGGAAACATACAGGCAAATCAAAATCTAACAGTAGTTGGAACAATTACTGGAAATGTTACTGGAGATCTGACTGGTAATGCAGATACCGCTTCCACATTAGAAACAGCAAGAACAATTTCTCTATCTGGAGATGTTGCTGGTTCTGTATCATTTGATGGCAGCCAAAATGTAACAATATCCACAACCGTACAGCCTAATTCTGTAGCACTTGGCGACGATACTACAGGCGCATATGTTGCTACAATCCAAGGAACAGCTAATGAAATTACAGTTTCTGGTTCTGGATCAGAAACAGCAGCAGTAACAATTGGATTGCCAGATGATGTAACAATTACTAATAACTTAAATGTCGGCGGTAATTTAAATGTTACTGGTAACATCAATGCTGTAAATACTACACAAGTTAATATTTCAGATAATTATATTAACTTAAATAGCGATATGCCAGAGGAGAATTCTCCTTCTGTAGATGCAGGTATAAAAGTACATCGTGGTTTAGAAAATGATGTTGATATAAAGTGGAGTGAATCTTCTGATCAATGGCAATTAACTAACGATGGCATAAATTATCATGAGATAACAAGAAAGTATAGTGCTACATTAAGCACATCAGCAACATCATATACTGTAACTCATAATCTTGGAACAAAAGATGTTACTGTACAAATTTATGAAGTAGGTTCTCCATTTGCACAAATAGAGGCAGATGTAGAGCACACATCAACATCTGCAATTACTATTAAATTTGCGGTGGCGCCTTCAGCTGGAGCTTACAGAGTAGTCGTTATCGGATAAGGGGTTTAATAATGCCAAAGCTTAAATCATTATTAAACTTAGTAACATTAGAAGAAGATCCTATTGCTGGCTCTACTGGAGATGTTTATTTTAATACAGTTTCTAAAAACATAAAAATTTATAATGGTGCAATTTGGGTTGATTTAACTCCAGGCTCTACTGATCCCGCTCCATTCTACATGCATACACACTCATATGATGGAGATGTTCATACAATTGACATACAAGAAACGATTAACTTTAATACAGATATTAACAATGAAGCTAATGTTGAAGAAGAAATTCCTGTTATAATAGGATTTGATGGTGGTGCACCAGACTCAACATATAACAATGCTTCTTACGTACAGTTAACATTGTTAGACGGAGGCGAAATTGACAACTAATTTCCCAGCAAGTTTAGATAATTTAAATAATCCTAATGGCACAGACAGTATGGCAGGCCATGCAGCATTACACGGAAATGTAAATGATGCTATTGAAGCAATTCAAGCAAAAATTGGTGTTGACGGTTCTTCTGATTCTTCCTCTATAGATTATAAAGTATCTCAGCTAGAATCACAATTATCTGATCTAGATAATCAATCAGACTCCACACTAGAATTACTTGGGCTAGAAGGTAACAATGACCTTACTATTACAGGTATAGAAAATAAAACTGCTGTAGATACGTGGGCAGCAGGAGTATATAGAACAATTAAATATAATCTTCAAATATCAAGAGGATCTGAATACCATACTTCAGACTTCTTGGTACTAAACGATGGTACTGATATTAACGTATCAGAAAGTAACATTATCTCAAATACCTCAAATAATCTTGCTTCCGTCACTTTTGAATCAAATGCAGGTATAATTAGTTTATGCGTAACTCCTACAAGTTCTGCTGTTACAGCCAGATTTGTAAGAACTGCGCTTAAAGCTTAAATAGGGGGTTGTCAGAGTGGCAACAGTTAACAAAAACTTTAGAATTAAAAATGGCCTTGTAGTTGAAGGATCAACAGCTACAATAAATGGTCAAAATATATTAGTAGAGGGCGGATCAGATAGCTATATCATTGACCTTATTGGTGGTCAAGCAACCTCTGCAAATACCGCAAACGCTGTTGTAAAGCGTGACGGATCTGGCAATTTCTCAGCTGGCACAATAACAGCAAACCTATCTGGTAACGTAACTGGTAACGTAACTGGTGATGTAACTGGTACAGTTTCTAGTTTATCAAATCATGATACAGACGACCTTGCAGAAGGTACAAATCAATATTTTACAGATGCTCGTGCTAAGACATCAGCAGCAGATTTACTAACCAATGCTAATTTAACCAATATTACAATTACTGGTACTGGTGCTGGACTTACAATTACTGCTGAAAATGGTGTAGCAGATTCTGATACAGATGATTTAGCAGAGGGTACAACTAATCTTTATTTTACAAATACACGTGCTCGTCAAGCAATTTCTGGCGGAACAGGAATATCTTACGATAATTCAACTGGTGTAGTTTCTGTAGATAATACAATTGCTACAAAGTCATATGCAGATCAGGCAGAGGCAGATGCAAAATCTTATGCAGATTCAGAAATAGCTGCACTTGATACAGATGATATTGAAGAAGGGTCTTCAAATCTTTATTTCACAAATGGACGTGCAAGAAATGCCGTATCTGGCGGAACAGGAATTACATATAACTCTGCAGACGGTATTATAAATGTAACTTCTGGAACATATGATGCATATGGTGCAGCTTCTACAGCAGAAGGAAATGCAAATACTTATACAGATAATGCAATAAATGCATTAAGCACAACAGACATTGAAGAAGGTTCAAATCTATATTTTACAGATGAAAGAGCACAGGATGCGGTAGGAAATGCCGTAGGAAATGGACTTTCTTATAATGATACAACAGGAGCAATTTCTGTTGATACAAATGTAATTTCAACAAAAGCATATGTTGATCAAGAAGTAGCAGCACTTGTTGATTCAGCGCCAGCTCTACTTGATACATTGAATGAGCTAGCAGCAGCAATCGGAGACGATGAAAACTTCGTTACAACAGTAACAGGCCAAATTGGCGAGAAAGTAGCAAAGTCTGGCGATACAATGACTGGAGCTTTGACTCTTCATGCAGATCCAACAAATGCACTTGAAGCAGCTACAAAGCAATATGTAGATCAAGCAGAAACTGATGCTGTTGCTTCTGCAAATTCTTATACAGATGGAGCAATCCTTGCAGGTAATGCAGTAGCAGAGCCAGTATATGCAGCAATTGACTTTAATGGTCTTGCAAAGAATGTTGCAGCTAAAGTAACTGTACCAACAATGACAACAGTAACAGCCTACGAGTGGAATCATAACGGATTTACAAGCGGCAAATTTACTGTAAAGGTTGCAGCTGGAACACACACAGAATTGTCTGAAATTCTTGTAACAACTGATACAAGCAATAACGTACACTTTACTGAATATGGTATGGTTGGAACAAATGGATCACTATCTACAATTTCAGCAGATTTTGATACAAATAAAATAAGAATTAGAGTAACAACTCTAAACAACAACAGCACCGTACTGGTTGCTGGAACCTTAATCGGTTCATAAAAATTAAATAATTAATTGGTGGGGGAATAAAATCCCCCACCTAAAATTCGGGGGATATTGAACTCGTGTCAACAACAAATAGAGATTTTAAAGTAAAGAATAACCTTGTAGTCCAATCTGGACAGGTTACATTAGGCTCAGTGCCCCTCGCATTTAATACAGATAACAATAAATTAAGAATTCAGGTCAACGGTCAGTGGATTGATATATCAGATTCAAACGATATGGGATTTAATGACATAGACTTAGCTATTGACTACAATGGCGCACCAATATATTCTGTTGGTGGGGATGGGGTTATCACTGAAGCAACTAAATCAGCCGATGGCGGTTCCCCAAGTACTTCATCATTTGCTTTAACATTTGATTCAGGGGTAGTATCCTGATAAAATTAGCAAATGGTATAATTCTAATATAGGGGTATAAAATAAAATGGCAACAGTAAGATTACAAATAAGAAGAGGTACATCCTCTCAATGGACCAGCGCAAATCCAATTTTGGCAGCTGGCGAGCTTGGAGTTGAGACAGACTCAAGAAAAATTAAAATTGGTGATGGAGCCACAAGCTGGACTTCATTAAGCTATATAGCAGCAGATAATCCAGAAATTAGCGAGATAGCACAAGATGCTATTGACGCAGCACTCGTTGCTGGAACAGGTATTGTTAAGTCATATAATGATGGCACAAATACAATAACAGTTTCTGTAGATACATCTGTGATTGCTACTAAGGCAGAATTGGCTGAGGTTGCCCAGGATTCTATCGATCAAGCTTTAACGGCAGGAACAGGTATAACAAAGAATTATAACGATGCTGCAAATACCCTAACAGTATCAGTTGATACTTCTGTAATTGCCGATAAGACATATGCAGATACTAAACTAGCACTTGCTGGCGGAACAATGAGTGGTGCTATTGCTATGGGATTCAACAAAGTTACTGGTATGGCAGATCCTGATAGTAACCAAGATGCTGCAACAAAAAAGTATGTAGACGATGAAATTACTAATTTAGGAAATAATCTAAATAATACTATTGGAGATTATGTCCCACTATCAGAAAAGGGAACAGCATTAGGTGTAGCTACACTAGATGCAAATGTTTTAGTTCCTCTTTCTCAGTTAACAAATGCAACAGATTATACAGATAATGAAATTTCTACACACAATGGAAATGAAACAAATGTGCATGGAATTGCAGATACAGGGGAGCTAGTTACATTAAGTGGATCTGAAACTTTACTTAATAAAGTATTAACTTCTCCAGTAATTAACAATCCAACAGGTATTACAAAATCAGATGTAGGTTTAGCAAATGTTGACAATACTTCTGATGCAAATAAGCCTATTTCAGATGCAACTCAGAACGCATTAGATTTATTATCAGCTCAGCTAGAATCAGCAGTTGCTGGTATACATGTTAAAGAATCAGTAAGAGTTGTTTCTGTTTCAAACATAACATTAAGTGGAACACAAACAGTAGATGGAGTATCTCTTGTAGCAGGAGATAGAGTGTTGGTTGCTGGACAAACAGATGCCACAACAAATGGTATTTATGTCGTAGCTTCTGGTGCATGGTCTAGAGCTACTGATTTTGACGAAACTTCTGAATCAAAAGAAGGAGATTTCGTATTTGTTGTAGAAGGAACTGCTAATGGAAATCATGGATATGTTTTGATTTCTGAAGGTTCTGGAGCAAATGAATCAATTATTTTTGGAACAGATAGCCTAAACTTTACCAAATTTACAGGAGCTAATTTAACTACTGCAGGATTTGGATTAACAAAAACAGAAGATGTTATTGAAGTAGATACTTCAGCTATCGCTACAGTTACATATGTAGGAAATGCTTTAGACGCATTAGAAACAACATTAGATAATGCAAAGGCTAATTTAAATGGTGGTGCAACATTTACAGGAACAATTGTTCTTCCAAGCACAACGTCTATTGGAGATGTAAGTTCACAAGAAATTTCATATCTAAATGGA